CATTTTTTCATGGTATTTTGCACAAGAAAGTTTTCTTTTTTCTTTATTGTTTTTTAGCCAATTTAATTTATACTCTTTTGTTTTTTCGAGATTGTTCTTTTCGTATTCTCTTTTCTTCTTTTGGACGGCTTCTCGATTTTCTATCTCGTACTTTCTAACTCTTTCGGTTATCTTTTCTTTATTTTCAGTGTAATATTTTTTTGTCTTTTCGGAATTGCATTGTTTACAATCTCCTCTGAGATATTCATGACCTGACTTTTTCTTGTTTTTGTAAAACTCAGTATCCTCTTTCTCTATATTACAAATCGAACACTTCTTCATAACCGTTTAGCAGATGAAATCCTATCCAAAAATGATACGCTTTCGTCAACAATATCTTTTTCGGGATATGCCTCTAACTTAGCCAATTTCAATGACTTATTAATCTTATCCCCAGCCTGTAGTAGTTGGAAAAGACCCTTTTGATAATCATCATCAAGGTTGAGGGTCTTGTCCTTTACTGCATCCATTAACTGTTTTGAGGCAGATACCAGCGTAGAATAGAAATCTTTAGCAGGATCTGAGTCCTGTAATCTTATTCTTTCAATTGCATCTGCCTCAGATATTCTATTTTCCTTTAGGAACTTTTGGAGTTTTTCCATCTTTGATAGACTTTATCTTTTTCTTTTGGCTTTCTATTTGCTTTTGTGCTTTGTTTTTAGCCTCATCATTCTGAGTCTGCTCATAGAATTCCCACCAACCGAAAAGTTTTTCAAGTTCTTTTACTTCGTTATTTATATTCGCCATAAGTTTATTGCTGTTTTCCAAAATTCTAAATCAAATTGAAGCATATCTCCCTCAATTATTTCCCACTTCAAAGACTTAACCAGCTTGAAAAGGTTTGCCAGTGTGTGTAGTTGTGATACTGATGGGTTGCTCACGTACTTGTACTCTCCATTTACTCCTCCATGAATTGCGAGATGAATTTCAGTCTGAGGCTTCAGAACATGAATCTTTCCTTCTCTATCAAGAAAGTGAGTAAACAAATCTTCAGTATGACCCAATCCCCCTATATGAAAAGTAGGGGTGTCAAGTTTTGGTTTCTTACGAGCATACTCCAAGACCTCAGTAGCAACTAATCTATCCTCGGGTCTTGTGTATGTCCAATAGACGTAGAGTTTCATAACTTAGACCATAGGGGATCTTGAGTAAAAGAAGTAACCTTTAATGGTTCTTTAGCATAAACAGCATCAGGATGCACGAACTCCTTTGGTGTGTTATACTCAATCATCTTTTGAAGATACCACTGGGCTTTCTTCAAGTCTTCTACTCCGCCTTTCTCTTCACATCTCCATAAGTACTTGATTATGTTTGCAGTACATACTGCATCCAATCCTGATTTGTTAACGGTTGCTGCTTCGAGAGCATCGATGCATTCAACTTTACCTTGTCTATAATGCGATGGGTTAATGTTGTCTTTCATATTACAAAATTTGTCCATTGATAATCTTAAAGTTTTCTACATGAAAAGAAAGGTCTTCATTTACAGTCACATAAGCAAATCCATTTGCCCATTTGGTGAAAGCATAGGGACGATAGTCGGGGCTCAGATTACACAAACAACCCATTGACCAAACTCCAACCTGTTCACCTCTTAGATTACTTTCAGAGTGGTGAGAAACTTGGTGGTAATGCCCTACAATTGTAGAAGCCTTTGCTTTCAAGAACATACCACGAGCAGGGTTTACTGGTGAGAATACACTCTCGCCCAATTCGTGTCCGTGCAATACAACAAGATTTCCTAGATTAATCATCTCTCTATTCACAGGAATGATTCTATACTCGTCTAATCGCAACAATGATTCCAAACTGATGTCGTTAAGGTCAGCCAACTCACGAGCATTTCTCAATACGTAGGCTCTCATACGCTCCTCGTGGTTTCCTATTTTGTAGAAGATTGCTTGTGTTGGAAACAACTCTCTCAAATACATGAAGAAGTTTCTTCCCATTTCTAACTCTTCTGAAATCTTAGGTCTGCGAATCTCCTTAGAGAAACGAGATACATCGTAACAATCTAAAATATCTCCATTGAGGATGATTGTATCTACCTCATGAGATACTCCGTATTCTAATGCGGCAGCAAGTGCATCTTCGTCATGGAAAGGCAAATGGATGTCAGAAAGAATTAAATACTTTCCTTTTCCCAAATTCACAGGCTCCATGTTTTCAGCCTTAGATATAATGTTTAGTTTTGCTAATCCCTCTTTTACGGATGACTCCTTAACTTCTGTTATGCGTCCAGCGTTAATTCCGCTTATGGCACTTTGGTTTCCAGAAAGTCCTTTGTAATATCTTATCCGTGAACGTGCTGCGTCTACATCGGTAAATAGTCCTTCTTCTCGTGTAAAAATCATACTTGCTAATGTTTTGTTTGGCAAGTCAGGGAATTGTGCGATATAGCTTAACACTATATCTTGCTTTGTGGTTTTCATTTCTTTATGAATATGGTTGCAATAATACCAATTAAAAATGAGATAACCAAGTACCACCAATTGATGACGGTCTTTGTATGAATTCTTCCTGGAACCTTTACCTCGTAAGGTATTGTATCTCTGTAAGTTATGGTATCGGGTTTAACTGTTACCCCGAAGAAGTTGCCTTTCCTTTCGATGATTAGTTTTTTGGTTTCAATGATTGTATCGTGTTCAATAATGAATGAATCTCTGTATTCGGGCACAGGTACTTTAACTTCCTTGATAATTGTATCCTTTACGATTACAGTATCGGTCTCAACCAAATAGGGATATTTGTTTACCAATCGGTCATATCTTTTCTTCGGAGTTCCACACGAAATTACCGTAATGCACATTGCGATAATAAATAGATTTTTCATAGTTTTCATAGTGCAAATATAAGGTTTATAGTTATATATCTACTATAAACAAAAACCCACACTACTGTCAAATAATGTGGGTCTTCTCGGAGAATTACCGAACTATGTCCAGTAAATTAACATAAAAACTGGACTTAAGAAATCTCGCAGGCACCGCCAGCGCAAGCTGCTTGGTCAGTCAACGTAGTGTTGTCGCTCATCTCTACAATGTTTGCGACATTGATTGAACTCAGACCCTTAGACAATTCTAAGTAAGTAGCCTCATCGATTGTCTCAAAGGGAGTCTGTTGGTATGAGCCTAGATCTTCAGGAAGGAAAGAGAGACCATTGTAGAAGTTCTGATTCTCCCACAACCACTCACCTACCTGTGCCCATTCGTCTTGCTTGATGGTTACAGTTGCACTTACGTTATGTGTATTGTTGCCGGAAATGTGTCCAGGTTGAATCCAATTCTGATGTAAGTATTTCACTCTTTCCAAAAACGAGAGGGCGGTCTCAGAACTCCTTGTAATCGCTCCCTTAGGTGCAGCCACAGGAATAGAGATAACTGCCTGAGATTGAGGCTTCATCACATCATCTTCAACCAAAGTAGGATGGTAGAGCGATAAGTAAGTATACATCGCCTCATTCTTACCTACACGGATTCTACGAATGTAGTACTGATCATGCCAAGCGTGTACGCCTGATGAGGTTCCGAGTACCAAAGAAGAAGTTCCCGAAGGTTTTACACAAGTAATACGAGCAGCACGATTGATTCCAATCTTTTCAGAGAACCACTCGTTTGCCAGTTTAGCAACTCCTGTAGCCTCAGTCAAATCTAATTTCAAAACTGCTCCGCTTGCGATACCTGTCATACCGATTCCCAATAGGGCCTCAGCTTCTGTTGTCTTCTTCCACACGCTACGCAAGTAATGGAAATCAGTGTAAGATGCTTGCAAAGTTCCGATAATCGCAGCATAGTGAACACGAGTATCAAAATCATCTTGATCTACAACATCAGAAGCATTGACTTCCACCAAGTTACAGAACTGAAATGAGTTGAGGGCAATCTCACAACAAGGATTAGTTCCCATCTCAATATCATTGGAGAAATAGAAACCAGGCTCACCTGAGTTACTCAACTCAACTTTCTTCCAAAGTTCCAAGAAAGACTTCTTATCAACTGCACCGCTTCTTTCAATCACTGCACTGTTATTGGCACGACCACGCTGAGGATTCAATTCCCACCAATTACCAAACTTGCAGGTCAGCATATCCTCATCATCATGATCAAACAGGGCAATCATTGCAGATCTACGGATACCACCACTCAATACAGCATCAGCGATATGACACAGAATATCATGACAATCTACAGAGGTAAGTTTCTCACCGTCTTGTTTGCGGTCAAGGATAGCCTCAATGTGAGCTAAGCACATCTTCAACGGCTCAGGTCCTGGAGCAACTCCACCACTTGTAATTAATCTTTCTCCTTTGGCACGGATAGCACGATAATCAAAGGTTGGTTTCCAAGTGCTGAGACCGAAGTAAGCCTTCATCAATACTTTGATTGAATCAGCCCAACCCTCGATTGAATCAGAAATCAAGTATCTTCTGTTACGTTCTGCTTTCTTAATCTTAGGCAAAGCATTGATGTGATTACGCTGAACAGAGTAAC